TCTGACATAGTAGATGTACCGTTTACAGCACTAGTCATGTACTGATGTACCGCCAACTCAGCAGGATGCTTCATTAGGCTACTTCCACTTCGTCTGTATCTACCTCTACAATATCACTAAGGTCTATCTCATCTAACTCAGCATCAGATTTCTCTTCTACCTTGGTGTTATACATGGATATAATATATGTATTGTAGTTTTCAACCCACGTCATGTAATCAATGAAGCGTTCTTCATCTTCTTTAGTTATCTCTACTGTCTTTGACAGGTCTAAAGATACAACAGGAAGATAAAAGCTGTTACCGTTTGGTAACTTTTGCTCCTCAGTGTTTAGACTAACAGTATGCTGAACTGGTAGTCTTTTCATCTTACCTAGTTTAGAGAACACACCACCTACAGTTTTAAAGGCATCTCTATTCTCTACTTCCCAGATAAAAGGTGTGGGTTCTAGGTTAATTGCATTTCCCTCTGCGTCAACTGCTTCTTTTAAATCAACAGTTCCTAGAACCACACGCACTCTTTTTATAGACTTGAGAAGTTCTTTGGTAGCATCAGGTAAAGAACTATAGTCTTTAATCCAACCTGCAGGTTTACCACAGTTAAAGCCACCATCGTTATCTTTCAAATCCATATTAAGATTATCAGCCATCACCGTTTTAATATAACGGTTAGGCACATTGCCCGAACCCTTAACGAACTTCTTATACATAAACCTCTGCAAGAAAGGACGTATCTCTGCGGATTGAGCGTAGTAAGTAGCACCATCTGGAATCTCTAGCTTGTATGTACCGCCAGAAACTATCTCCATATTTACCTTCTTACCATTTACCTCGCCCTCTCCCATGATAGGAGAGTGAGATATACGAAGACGTGCAAGAGTGCTTGTTTGTTTCTTCTCTGTCACACCTTCGTTAGCTATTCCCATAGCTTTAGCCATAGCGGAATAGTTATTCGTATTGATTGTTGTTAACTCCATATATTTTACTCCTTCTGTTTAAAAGTTTTATAGTTATATCAGATAACATCCTTAGTGTCAAGCCAGTTATTACCTATTTTTGATTCTAATAATAGGGGTACATTAAAATTTATTCCCCACCTAAGAGACATCAAATTTGGTAACTCCTTGTTAGTAGACTGTATAATCCATAGAACTTGTTTCTCTTCTTCTGGATGCACGTCAATAACAATACTATCGTGAACTGAATTTACCACACAAGACTTCATACTGTCAAGCGACTTTTCTATATGTAGTAAACACAAAGGAACTATATCTGCTGTAGCAAACGACTGTACAGGATAGTTCTTTATCTGTGTAAAGTGTGTCACTGTGCCATTGCTACGTCTTGTAACATCAGGGAATGAAAACTCACGACCTGATGGTGTCTTAATCTTATTAGTATTTACAGCTTCTTTAGCCAATCGGGTGTGCCATAGCTTGATGCCTTGGTACTTTTCTGTGAAGTGTTCGTAGTATCTAGCTTGCGCTCTAGTACGTCCAAATCCTGTCGCTCCATATAGCGGAGCAAACGTATGAGCCTTCGCATCCTGTCTACTCGTAGGCTCACCTGCATCACTAATAACTTTGGCAGTGTAACTATGAACATCAAAACCTGTTTTAACTTCTTCAATTGCTACTCCATCTTGTGATAAATATGCGGCAGTACGAAACTCTAACTGTGCCATATCAGCTTCAAGTATCTTACCGCCATCGAAACGAGACACGAACACCTTCTTTACAGGAAACGTACTACCACGTGGCATGTTCTGCATGTTAGGTTCAGCCCCACTTAATCTACCAGTGGCTGTGTTCTGTTGTATTAAACGCACATGAAGCATACCATCTGGCTTTGTATGATTTGTTATTCCTTCTATGAAAGAAGATAGATAAGTATCGACAGCACTTAGTCTTCTTACTTTAGATAGGAAGTCTACTGCATCTGTCAAACCTTTTGACTTGGCTACGGACTCTAGGAAAGTAAGGTTGTCTTTAGACGTAGAGAAACCATTAGCACTTGCCCACTTGGGAGTGGGTGGCTTAAACTTTAACCCTGCCACATCTTGTAAATTAACAAGAGTAAAACCAAGGCTATCACATGTTTTACAACCGTTGTCTCTAGCATAAGGTGTTCCATCTTTCTTTACCTTTCTTACCTTCCCAAAGCCTTTGCACTCTTTGCATTGCTCTGCTTTTGTTTTATACACTCTCTTTGTACCACCCTGAATGATGCTTCTAAAGTCTTCGTCATCCATGTATGGGTGTATAGCATTTGCCCAATACTGTTTGTCCATAACCTTACGGCTAAAAATAACCCAAGATAATTGTTCTGGGCTATTTAAATTTATAGGTGTATCACCCATCAGCTTTTGAACATGCTCTTGTAGACTAGCCACTAGCTCATCTCTCTCTGTCTCATACTGCTTCTTAACTTCTTCTAAAGCCGTTCTGTCAACTTTAAAACCTCGTTGATATATACGAGCAAGACAAACACATAGTTCATTTGTTATGTCTACCGTACCCATAAGACCTGCATCTTCGGGTGTGTTCAATCTAGCCCACAGTTTATCAGCAAGCTGTTGCGTAGCATGTAAATCGGCAGACAAATACTTATCTAATAAACCATGCTCCATATTGTATGCTGTGCCACCTCTACGAAGATGTTCTTTCAAACTATCTTGCTTTTGTGTATCACAATTATACCTCTCCGCACATTTCTCAAGCGCAAGAGAAGCGTTCTTCTGACCACGTTGTAACACATACTCAACCAGCATGGTATCAAAGACAGGTCCTTTATAGTGAAACCCTGATTCCCAAAGCCACAACAAGTCATGTGATGCATTGTGCATAATAAGTATAGTAGCCTTATCAAGCCACTCCTGTACTTGTTCACGTCCATTGGGTGTAGGTAATACATCCTGATGGTCAAAGGTAATACGTCTTTCTAACCCTGTGTCTGTCAGCATACCTACCATCGTCAGTGAATTATCTGGTTCAAAAGGGTCTAGGTATTTCTTACCATCTCTAACTTGCCCTACATTTTCTACATCTAATGTTAACTTCATCCTTCGTACCTCGCTGTTAAATAGTTTAAGTCTACATTCACCATGCCATGCCAACCATTTAACTTGTTCTTAACTATATTCAGGTGTCTTAAAGGACTATCCTCTTCCTCACCCTCAATCTCTGCATTAGATTTACCAATCAATATCATTAAATCAGCTTCAGCCGCCTTGCCTGTACGAGAACCTTCCATCATGGATTGGTTCAGTCTCTGTCTACCCTCTGCTTCAGCAGATAACTGTGACATGTAGAACACAGCACAGTCATATGTCTTAGCAATCTGTCTAGCGTAGATAGCACAAGCCTTGAGTGCTTCATCTGGTCTAGCGAATGACCCAGTTATACCAAATTTGTCGCCCATGTCAAGCACTAATATGTCTGGTTTGTATGCCTTACACACTGATTCTACCCATGCCATGTCACGTCCACCTGCTTCTTTAATCTTAATATTCTTCATTACAGGTTCATACAAAGCCTTTGCTTTAGATAGGTTATTTTTTACTTCATATGCTGACATGCCTGATGCAGCCGTAAGGTATCTAGCACCTACTCTATGTGTGGGTTCTTCGTTGCATAAGATAATGCAGTTTGCACCCTGATGGGCAAAGCCATTGGGCGATGCTATCAGACTAGCATGAAAAGAAGTCTTCCCTGTATTAGGTCTAGCACCTATCTCAATAAGCTGACCACCACTCACACCTTCTAGCTTACGTGTCAAAGGTGGTATGTTGAAAGTCCATCTAGCCTCTAACTCTGCTTTAGCAAGCAGTGTTTCAATAGTGATATCATCCCACTCAATGTTTAAGTTAGGTATGAAGTCATCACCATATCTCTCCAACACATCACGTAGTCTTTGTAATGTGTCGTTGTCACCGTTAATCATATCGAAACCTAAATTAGCAACGATATCTCCAACCACCTGTTGAAATAACTTAGATAACACCTCTTGTGCTATGTCATTACCCATAGGTTGTTCTTTTTTAACTGAACTAAACAATGCATCATATGCCTGTTTCTGTGCAGTAGTAAGCGTTGGATTATTAGATAAGAACATAGCCTGTACTTCATCAGGTGTTATAGTTCTATTGTATCTATCCATAGCTATATCGATTGCTTGTTTAATTTTACGCACGTCTTGACTGAACAAGCGGTCAGGACATTTAGAACCACGATGGTCATCGTAGAAACCTTTGTCCATAAGACTACGTATTAAAGCTAACTCCATTCTTATACTCCTATGTTGGTTAAGTTTGTGATGTCTTCAGGGTTACGATATTTTAAATCGTCTGTCAAGCGTAGAACACGAACATCATTTACGTGTCCTCTTAACTCCTTTGCTATATTCAAAGTCTTTGGCAGTGCATCTGGGTCTAATGCGATGACTGCCGTTGAGAACTGTGTAAGAAACACCCGATGGGCTGAAAGGAGAGAAGTACCCATCAAAGCGACCCCGACAAAATTACCTAGTGAACCAACAACACTAGCACTCACACAGTCCTCAACAACTACTGCGACTTTACCACACCCATAGGTGAAAGGCAAGCCACTATTGCCGTATTTTTTCCATTTAGGTAATCTTTTTCCAAGAGAGCGACCTGTTGCGTCCACTATCTTGTTCTCATACCTGACAGGAAAAACAATTCTCTCTTCCTTCACGTCATATAAAAGTTCGTGATGAAGAAATGCCAAAGACCACCTGTGTAAATAGTCTAAGACTTCTTTCTTATCATTTACTCGTACTACACATTCGGGCAATCTAAAATCTGTTTGTTCTGCCATCTGTTCAGCACCGTAAAATTGTGTACGTATATCATCTGCTGATAAATGCACACGCTTTCCACCCGAAACATTACAAGAGGCTTTGTAACAGTTCCATACAAGACTGCCCATGTTGTTGGTCACAGTAAAGGTTTTATAACCTCTACAGATAGGACAATCCATTCTCTTTGTACTTCCTGCACTTAAATCTAAGTCACTTATAATGTTATATATATTATTCATGTATATATCACCTTTCTTTTGGGCAGTTAACTGCTTGTACCACGAGATTTACGTGCGGTCAAGGCATAATTTGCACTCTCGTAAGTATTTTTCATGTATGGTTTGACTGACTGTGGGTTACTGTGTCCTGTAACCGACATGATTTGTGCCATACCGACACCTGCTTCCACCATTTGTGTTGTTCCTGTCCTTCGTAAGTCCATAAGACGTAGCTCATCAGACAGTCCTGCTTCACGCATAACGACACGTGCGGCTTTTCCTAGCCTATCTATGCTATATGGTTGGTACTCGCCTTGTACGGGCTTTATACGAGGAGCAACGTACTGTTGAAAGCCGAAGTCTTCCTGTTGTTGTATCAACATGGAGTGTAAGTCATCTTCGATAGGCAAAGTTACCTCTGCTCTACGCTT